CTGCAACTTCATTAAAGAAATTTTGTGGTGAATTAGAATCATCAAAACTTTCACCAGCATTCATAAATGCATAGGCCAAAGTTCCACCAACATTAGTGCCCAATAACGGTTGAGTCAACATTGTAACAGAATCAATCTGAACCCATTCATACTCTGCACAAGCTGTAGATAAAGCACCAGGATAAAAATAAGGGTCCAGGGGCAAAAGGAAAAACGAACCATAAGCCATATCATAGTTGTTTAAGTACGGGCCAGTACCAACTACATAAGTAATAGTTGTTGATGACCGAGTCTGACTAATAACACCAAGCTTTCCAGTAACACTATAAGTTGAAGGTTGAGTAATAATTTTTGGAGAACTAGATACTATTGACACATTTCCATTACTTATTCGACGAGCTCTACGGCGACGATTTCTCAAGGTACGAGTTGTTACAACAGGAGCAGAACTAAGTGGCAATGAAGTTTGACGCCGGAGCCTTTGTCTAAGTCGACGACGTCTATTTCTTTGAGTACGAACATTAGCACGAAGCAAATTATTAAATCGTACATCAGACATACGACGAGGATTCGTCACTTGACGGTTAGGTATCAATTGTTCAGTTATATCAATCATAATATACGAAAGTCCTATTAGACTTACAGAAAATAGGAGTATAAGTGTTTTAAAACACTAGGCCGGCACTAGTGTATAAAACAACTCAAAACAAATTAATAATAACCTTCAATTGGAGAATCAAAGAAAAAATGATATGGCAAATAAATATCATCCAAAGTTTTAGCATTGTTGATAATTTGTTCCAAATACAATTGTATGTTAACAGGTATATTATAAAGTCGTTGATACAATATCCTATCATCCATCAATATTGGTATGGCCTGAAAATCTTCAAACTTAAATTGGTATGCACATTGCATCATCCACCATGTTTCAGAAACATCATAACGGAAATGCCCAGCACCAATCAATAAAAATATTTTAGCACACAATGGTCCAAGTATAGGTGTATGTTTCCCAACAACAAAACCAGACATAACTTTAGCTCTCAACAATTCCAACAATATCTCATCATGGGCATGAAAATATTTTGTAGAGTTGCAAAATGGTAAACGAACAATCTGTTCAGGCGTTGCCAACAAATTATGTGTGTTGTGAGAATAAACATATCCACAAAAATCAGTTCCATCAATGGAATTATCAATCCTCATTTTAATATCAAACCCAAGATCATGAAAATCATTTACACCAATATTATTTTTGCTAATCCAAAATAATGAATCATCACCTTCGACAAAACCATCACACTGTATAGCATTTTGGTCACATATAAAAAGCATATTCATCAAATTTGAAAATGAATTAGCCAAAGATGTCCACATCTCACCAGACATACGAGCTCCAACACATTTAGCCTCAAATTGAGTTCCAAACAACCGTTGTATTGCCGGTTTATAAATAATATTTCCTTGATTATTCATTATTGGCACAACATAAGATGACATTATGAGTTTAAGCACCTCAGGATTATTAGAAAAAGCATATCGCCACAAAGCACACTCAACAACATCAACATACCTTGGATCAAACGATGACTCAAATGATGAATAATCAGATTGAAAATAATATTCATGACCTTCCAATGTCTCAATTTTCTGCAAAATCTCATTTGGCGAACAATGTTTTATAAAGTAATGACTCTTATAAACCTGTTTCTCTAGCAAATGGATAAATGGACCCACTAACACTTTAAACAAATCAGAACGACTATTAATCAAGCGTAACACTTTATCATTTTCATAAAATTCTCTCTTAGGAAAAGATTTACAGTTCAGAATTTTATGTTTAACTTTATAAGGATGGGTGTTATTCCTCATATGGTCATAGAAAACTGTTCGCAAGTGTTCTTTCCTCTGCATGGTATAAGTTTGGTTATCAAACAACCATTGGTCAAACAACAAATAAACATCATCAATAAACGGCAAAGGCTCAAAATTATCCTGCAAAAAGCGAAAAACAAATTGCTCTAGCAAGTTGATCTTTACCATATTAATCAAAGGACGTACAGATGACAATCTTTTGCGAAATGCTATATAAAGATTAGTAGGATCATATGGGTCAGTACAAAAAGGACAATTAGGTGTTAGATCAAGGGTTGTTATAGCATAAGGATTAGCTACCTTAGAACTTCTAATTTTTGTAATTTTAAAGTTAGAGTCATTATCTATATAATTCAAAGGTCCAAATATAGCGGGTGTTCGATGTGCATGACGTTCAGGAAAATCAAGTACAAATTTAGGCATATCTAATTGAACTGTAGAGTGCAATTGATTAAGAACAAAATGAACAGGGGCTTGAAAAGGTTGTAAAACAACCGGGGCTACATAGTCATTGTGAACGTCCAAACAATGACCGTTTACAATTCTTTTAGATGTCAGCTTATAAACTGACATACGAGGTCTTAATTTGATTCGGTGCCGTTCAATCCTGGTGTGGGGAATTGAAAAAGGCACGGATTTAACAAGGACAATTTTTCCTCAATGAACCTACCGGTCAACAACCATTTTCGGTTGTTCCAGTCTTTATATATACATTGATTCTTCATAATAAGAGCTATCTGGTCGTAATCCTCAATAGAATAATGGTCAATCAAATGATATAAAGGCTGAACCCTATTAGTAGCATCAAAAAAATTATACAAGACCTCACAAGCTGTATAACTCAAATTTTCATTAGTCACCTTGAACTTCGTATTTGCAGTCAAATGTAGCAAAACTTTGGGCAACATAGTAACTCCAAAAAAATAGTTAAGTTCAGAACGGGACAAACGAACAGTAGTAGTACACTTAAAGTGACGTATGGATGTTTCAAGCATCGGAGTCAATTCCTTTGCAGCAAGCAACACAGTAGGAATATGAATAGTACGAGTAGCTAAGGGCAAAAGCTGAGTAGCAACATGATCTATCTCATGAAATATTGTTTTATCTGACTCAGACAACTGATCAATAGGGGGAATCACACCATCCTGCATAGCATGTTGTATATGTTTAGAACACAAATCAGCAACCACACTAACATGTCTAATATAATCAACATCAACATAATGATCAACATCAGTGTTATTAATATCATCCTCCAAGTCTATAACATGTTTTATAGGCTGTACCAAAGGAGCATAATTCAATGGTGGATTAATGGCAACAACTGAAGTAACATCAAGTTCCAAGCTCTTGTGAATACCACCATTAAAAGGCTGAATATGACCAATGAACTTAGGTCTAGTTGTAGGGACTGGGTGCTTTTTCAAACCCAATATAACATTTGTAATAAGACAAGCTATAGCTCCAACACCAGTCCAACACCAGTTCCAATTCAAAAAAGGTCGTGCGGGCTCAACAACATTCGTTGGAGCCGTCAAATCATCTTTAGTATTTTCGAATGACATAGTTTATGGCTTTTTGACGTTTTGAAAAAAGCTTAAAAAG